AACACGCAGCAAGCCTGTACGCCCACGCAGCCCTTGGCGATCTGGGCGCCGGGAATACGTTGGAACGGGAACAGGTCACCGCCGACGTTATCGAATATCTCAATGGTGTAGCGGTTAAGCGCGTGGACCTCGTTGCGGAGCTTCAGCAACGCAACAACCGGGTCCGGGTCAATCTCGGACGCGCCGTACTTTAGCGGGTTGACCTGTGTTGGGTCGTTTAGTTCCGTGACCACTAGAAACTCGCCGTCGGTGGTCATGAAGTAGCCGTCAACCCAGACCATATCGACGACGGTCCCAAGATCAACGTCGGTAACTTGAGTCAGCGTTGCCCCGTCCCAATAAAACAGGTTGCCGTTGCTGGCAATAGCAAGCTGGTCGAATGAGTAGTCGAACCTGACGTGCTGATCGAAAGTGGATCCGCCAATGTCACCCAGGACCGTCACAACGTTATCGGCGCCGACAGTGATCAGTTTGGAACCCGACGCCCGGTAGCAGATGCCGTCGTAGTTGATGCCGCCACGGTCAACGCCCAGACCTACAGCCTCGGCCACCATACCTTCTGCTGGTTTCAAGTAGCTGTTGCTGATGCCGGTCTGCACTGGCACCGGCGCCAGGTTGACAGGGTAAAGTGTCCTAAACCGTGGGTCAGCGTCAACATAGACCCCGCTTAGAATTGGAATTTCCATATCTAGCCCTTAATCTTGCCAAGCAGCATTTTAATGGCAGTAACCGGCCAGGGGAACAACCACAATGAGAACGTGTGCCCCAGGGTTGTCTCCATGTTCTCCTTAGTAACCCAAGTCAACGACCAGTTGTCGATGTATTGGCCCTTGTACCGCAACACAGCGTGGCCACCACCGGTGTATGTTACTACATAACAGACTTTGGCACTGCCAAATATCAGCTCGAACCAGAACCGCCACAAAGATCCGGTGCTGAGATACAACGCCGTCAACGCAAAGTCATCGCAGTCCCCGACGTACTCGCCGTCGGCGTTGGGCTGCAGGATGGACCATGTGTCGATCTTGCCGTCAGACTCGTACTTGAATCCGGTCACCAGGTCGTTGATTGGGGTCACTTAGATGCCTTGACCTGGCGTGACGTACACAACAGCAGTCCCAGACGCCGACTTGCCAGTGAAGAACACATTTGGACCAAAGCGCAGCACTTCACAAGTCCCGGCAAGCACCGGGATCGACGTTGCCACCGCGCTGGCGTTGGCAATAGCCGCAGCAGACGTGGCGCCGACGCCCAGGTAGACCGTGACGACGCTGTCATTGACAACCCGGTACTGGCCTGCGCTAGTGCCTGCAGCGTCGCCTATTGGCGCTTGCACGCCAGCGGGTGGGGTCGGTGTGGCCGCAGTGAATGAGACTGTCGCCCCCAGGGGTGCGAATGGCAGAACGAATGTTGACATATTATTCTCCTAAAATTGTGTCTTGATTTATGCGGCCTTGTATACAAAGGATGCCCAAAGGTACTTCGCCGCGCCACTGATTCCTGATGTAGCAGCGGTCTGAGCAGTAACAGTACCCTCTTGATACAAGGTAATCGTATTTGCCCCTGATATAAACCCAGTTGGGCCTGCTGTCCAGTTATGTGTAGCTTGCCCAAACGATCCATAGTAGGTGGTATCTGCTACAATAGGCAGACCTGCCAAGGTGAGATTGCCAGCAACAACATGAGGGGCAGTATTTATCTGTAACATGAGCGTTACTATCCCGTTAATTTGGGAGTAGTAGCCTATACTTAGACTGTTGGTTACTGGAGTAGCTCCGGCAAGCAGGACTGGAGTCCATACTCCAGCATGGTCAGACGCTACATCCCCATCATCTGTGTTCAAGTATATGTTATCAGTATTAGCCCCAGTCAAATCTCGATTTGCAGCCCACCCGGTAAACGTATTTCTGTAGCTTTCTCCCGTAGTAGATACATTAGTTCCATCAACTACTTGAGTGCCATGAGTAATATATGAATTTTTTAATGTGTCAAACCGCAATAATCCGCCAATAACATTAGTTACATTACTAACAATCAAGCCTTCAACCGTTATATTGTCTTGGATATATATTATGTACCCATTTCTTAATGCGTATGTTGCAGAACATCTCCAGTTAGTAAAAGAGTGATAAACATCTGTCTGGGGACTGGCACCTGTCCCATAATAAACCCCGTAATGCGGCTGATTCTCATATAATCCAGTACCCCCATTTAGAACGCCGTTCTCGCCGCGTACACCATTTATAGTCAGATAATTAAAAGTAGAGTTAGTGTGGCTAATGAACACATATGCCAGTCCATGCGGGCAGTACATAAACCCACCTTGATAGGAGAGATCACCACCAGCCTCTAATAGCAGTACCACTTCATTTGTCGAGCCACTATCACCTTGGGACAACAAATGACACCCAATAAAAGTATGCCCTACGTTGGATTGCCCACCGCTAGGATTAAACTCAAATGGGCTAGTTACGCCGGCAATATTAAAGCCTGTAACTGTCACTGTGGCTTTGCCCGGCATTGCTTGTATTAAATACAAGCCATTGTAAACATTTTCTTCTGAGGCATAATTGTAGATCACAGCCTCAGAAAACCTGCCCGATGATTTTAACCCGTAGAAGTTATGTCGCCCACCTCCACCACAAGTGGTACTACCCTCAGAGATCGCTGCACGTTGTAAGAGCAGCATACAAGTGGGCGGGTTAGCGGGATCTCCATAGCAACTCATGTCGTAGATTACACAGTCCCTAGATCCTGTCATATCAATGACTGGGCCAGCAGTACCTGTATGTGAAGCATAGATGGGCTGACTGCCATTAGGAGTGATATTCACATCATTGGAGGATTGGAAATCCAATGTAATACCACAACGATTGATGCTACCATCATAGGAGCTTGTCATGTCAATGGGCGAGTTCAACAGGTAGTATGTTGTGGGGTGTGGGATAATGATATATTTTGCGCCACTGTCGATGGCCGCTTGGAATGCCGCTGTGCTGTCTGTTGCACCCGTTGGGTCAGCACCAAAGTCCAGCACATTGGCTGGAGCGCCAGATATCATTTTGTTTGTAGCTTTAGTTAAACTCATAATATATTCCTACACTGCTTGAGTAATTGCATCAATCGAGGCGGCATAGGCTGCCACAACTTCAGCAGTATGCACGGCTTTACAGATCGCCTGAACTTCTGCTGACTCACCGCTGTAGTCATCACCAGCAGTGATAACGTGACGATGGAAGGCAGATGAAAGCTCTACACCGTCTTCTAAGACTTTTGTGCATGTCCTGATCTGAACGGCCTTGTGAATGCCGACTACTTCTATGCGATCTTGTGTGATTAATTTTTCTAACATTGTGTTGCTCCTGTCTGTGTCTATCTCTGATAGACGTATGGTTATTAAACAATGTAGCTAAGGGTAAATGATAACTGCGGTGCGGCGGAAAGCGCCGTTGTTGTCAAGATTGTTGGTGTAGACCCATCAACAGGAACGCTATAAAAAACAATTGCTGTCGCGGCCGAGTTCAGAGTTGCAGTAATAAAAGCGCCAGTTACCCCTGTCCACCCATTTAGGTATGGGGCCGATATGGTAGCGTAACTTGCCGAAGCAAACGGCAAACCTTGAATCTGCAAATTGCCTGTTATCGTTCCCTTTGCCGCAACCTGAACGAGAACTACGCAAGTTACAAGGTTTCCAACTTTGGTGTATTTTGCCGATCTAAAGGTATAGGTCTGGCCTGATGTTCCACCAGAACCGCCCAGTACTGCCGTGAAAGTCCCCTCCTCGTAGTCATCGAGCAAATTTGCCGCTGCAGTCCCGCCAATATATGCGCCTTCGCTAAGATAAAGTGCCTTAAATCGTGATGTACTTCTGCCCAAGTCAATAGTTCCGTCACTGTTCCCTGCGGCTAATTCTGGACTGACAGCAGAGGACGCACTATTAAATAACAAGTTTGCAACGCCGGTTCCTATTTTTATGTATCCAGCTCTAGTGGTGATTACACCAGTGCCGACTGTTACTTGGGAGTTTGCCCCTAACGAGATGTCTGACCCATCGTCCATTACGATGTCGTTGGCTCCGCTGGTATTCCCCTTTGCCAGAATCTCGCTCAAGGTATCAGATGCTAGTGCTAATTGTGTTGATACTGTTTTTAACATTTTGACTAACCTATATTTGTATGAGTATTGACTGTATCGCCTTCAATCAGACTACCTCGTACTTTTCCCGGCTTCAATTGCTCAATATTTGACTTGCTGAACACCAGAGAACACTTCATGGGCTTACACTGTAGGTGAAATACACATTGATTTTCCCTGCCGTAAGCGCCGCAGTTGCCACTGTCATGATTATATTTCTGGGGTTTGATGTCTTGGTGGTGAAATTAGCGGCAGTGTTGTCGGGTAACAGATCACCGTACCCAGTTGTGTACGATGCTATGGGGGTAGCCGCTTTTAGTCCTGCGAGGTCATTCACATCTACACCAAAAGCTAATGTTGCAGCTCCAGCAGATGTTGGCGCAGTGATGACCTCATAAAAGGCATGGGTAATTGTTGCTCCTGTTGGGATTCTTGCATTTATTGGGATGTTACCAATAGCACCGCCATCCACAGCGAAGTCGTATGTTGCCACTTGTGTATAGCCCAACGCACCAATGTAATCAATCCTAGTCCCCTGCCCCAGATCCCTAACTAACTTAGTTATGTTGGCGGTTGATCGTTGTGTGATTGTTGTGTATCTTGCATTCGCACTTGCTATGTCAATGGCTGGATTGAGAGGGCCGGTAGTATTTGCGCGCAGTCTGTCAATTACAATACCATCACTTGTTCCACCGCCCGGAGGAACTGTGACAGTGATACCGGCAGTCAAGCCACCGACTAATCTATTATTATGACATCCAATATTGTCGCCCATCAACTGTACAGCGCCTAATGCACCATCCCAGGCCGACTGCTCAACAACATGGTTAGTACCTATGATGTATGAGTCGTGAGCAGAGAATCTAATGCCAGCATCAGTAGCATTATTGCCACCATCATAATTGTCGATCTTCATGCGTAGTGCTTGGTCTACTGTTAGCTGAGCAGGTGTCCCGATAGCAAGACCATGACCGCCATTACCAACTGCGACTAGGTATGTGATTGTTGACAAGCCATTATAGTCAAGGTTGGCCCTGCCGGTTGTTTCTCCTGCGTCTACGATAAACCCATGCCCACCGTTATTGGTAGCATTGATTTGAGTGAAAGTTGAATACCAGACATGGCCAGACGACACGAATCCATGACTAGGCTGACTATCCACCTGAACACGCTGGCAAACTTGCCTAGTAATATAGGATGCGTTTGTAGCTGAACCCTCGTAAAGAATTCCGTAATTGCCGGTAAGCCCTGTTCCTGCTCCACCTGCAGCCCTAGATACAGATGCTGTAACTTTAAAATCAGACAATACGCAGCTAGTTGTTGACACCCTTATTCCTGGCCCTGCCGTATGATCCACTAATATATCAACACCACTATAAACGCTGCCAGTGCCTCGAAATTGCAAGGCAATTTTGTTTATGTTGATAGTGGCAGAAACACGATATACGCCAACTGGTAGTGTGATCGTACCACCTGCTGGGGCCGCATCAATAGCAGCTTGAATAGCTGGCTGGCTATCCGTTGTCCCTGTGGGGTCTGCGCCAAAGTCTAATATGGATATCGACTCTCGCAGCTTGTCCTGCACGGTAGTTACCACTGCGCCTGTGCCTGCTGGGGTGTACGTCACCAGGTTGGCTGTTGTGGCGCCGATGTCGTTAACGCCCCAGGCCAGAACCTCGATGGTTGAGAGTACGGGTGGTGCTTCGCTGAACACCAGGTCGTTGCCTGACACACTGTACCCGGCACGCTCTTGGTAGACGCCGTCGATGAACACCTGCAGCTCGTTGCCCAGTGCAGCGGGTGCGTTGGCCAATGCGAACGTGGTCACCACGCCATCGCCGGTGAAGTCCTGGCGAACGATGGATGATGTACCAGCACCGCTGCCGTCGCCGGTTGTGTCAAGCGTGTACCAGGTCAACTGGGCAGCGTTGTAACGTACACGGAACGAGTCGTAGGTGCCGATCTGCGTCGGGGCACCCAGCACTGTGGCGCCGGCACCGGTTATCGAGAACGATGCCACCTGCGCGGTAAACACCACCGTGATCTCTTGGTCGTTGACAGCATAGGCCGTTGACGGCAGTGTGATCGAGCCGGTTGTGTAGTTCAGGGTTGGGTTAACAATCAACCAGCTTGAGTCGCCCGTGTTGCCGATATCGACGTTAAAGCCATCGACGTTGGGCGCAACGATGCGCGTGCTGTAGTCAGGGTCTGCGAAGTTTGATTCGATGAATGCCAACAGGGTGGTAAGCGATGCCTTGCGGGTGTCTCCGTTAGAGCCATCCCAAACTGGAATCAAGTCACCTGGCTGTAGGGCGTCTACACTGGACAGTCGGTTGATCGTTGACATTTTATATCCTCAAGATGTTAGGTCTAAAACTCCATCCCCGCCGGTTGTCAGCGGGTCAACAGGTATTGGCATGTACGGGTCGCGATTGTATCGCCAAGCCTTCTGCCCGGCGCCCGTTGGTAGGGTGCGCGGGAATTGTTTCTCTGGTGTTGGCTGCGCGGTCCAGCCCAACAATGTAGTGTACGCGGCCTTGGCTGAGACCTTCGTGTCCGGCGATACCGACTTGCCGTAGCCTGGCGCGATGCGTATGCCCAGGTTGAGGATAATCGCCTCGTTGGCAGCGTCAGGCACCTCTGTATCAGCGTCCAGTGACGTGCTGTCAGGGTTGCTTGGCAACGGGTAACTCAGTCGTATACCCTTAGCGTTCCATTGCGCCATCATAGCATCTAGGCGCTTACAAGCCGACAACAATTCGTTGTCTGTTAGATCAAAAACATACGACGCCAGCCCGATCTCCTCAAAGGCTGCGATGACATACTGGCGTTTCGTGTAGGACATTACTCGGCCTCTGGCTTCTTGCGTGGCTTACGTTTTACTTTTACCTGCACCGGTGGCGCGTCAAACAGATTTGTCGCTACCGGGATCTTGTTGAGCTTGGCGACGTGCGCCTGGTGGTCGCTGATTGATAGAAACCAGCCATCATCCAAATACTTTGTAACAGCCGGGACATCAATGCGCTTATACATCCCGTCTGATAGTGGTAGGTAAACCTTAGTCATTTCTTGCCTTTACTCTTGGGCGCCTTTGCTGGCTTGCCCGCTTTCTTGGCTGCGCGCTCTGCTGTTGACATTGCGATGGCAACTGCTTGCTTGGCCGGCTTCCCCGCCTTGCGCTCTGCGCGGATGTTGGAGCTGATAGACTTGGAGCTGTAACCCTTTTTCAACGGCATCAGTACACCCTCAAAAGACTCAGGGGGCCATACCGGCCCCCGTCATCTATCTGGTTAGCTTTGGCCGAACAACACGACACCAGCCATCTCGGGGTTGCACATGGTCACACCAAAGAACGTATCAAGACGATACTTGGTGACGCGTGTGTCAATCTCGTACTGCTTGGTCAACGTCAGCTCAATGCCCTGCTCTGAAGTGTAACGAAGCATGGTGGCGCCGTCTGGGTTGCCAGCGTACCGACCTGGCATCAACTCGATGGAGTCTTTGTGCCAGAATGGGTTGATGGCAGCAGCGGTCACGTTCAGCCAAACGACAGCAGCAGTGTTGGACACGCTGTTGGCGACGCAGTTCTGGTATTGAACCTCGGCATCACTCGGCGTGGTTGACGCAGAGATGATCGGGGGGCTGATAACCAGGCTGGTGCTAGTGGGCACTGAGATAACTCGGAAAGTCTTGAGCTGGCCAGTGTCCTGCTTGGTGATGTGGTGAACGCTGTTGATGCCGGCGATGGTGAAGCAGTCGCCTGCAAGAACGCCAGTGTTGGTGGTGCAGCTAATGGTCTGGGTGCGGTTATCGACGTTGATCTGGCCGCCAACAGAAGTGCTGGTAGACTGGGGAACGTAGTCGATGTTGGCGCCGTCAGTATCAATAGTGATAGTGGCGGTTTGAGCCAGGATACGGTTAGCGTAGTCCATCTTGTAAGTTTCAAAGCCAGACACAGTGCCAACGTAAGCCTTCTCGTAGGCTGTTGTGGGCTTCTGGTTCATGGTCTGACGGGAAGCCAGGTTGCTGGCCATACCGTTGTAGTCGCGGCTTGACAGCGCCAGGTAACGATTGTCGGACATTACGCCCAGCTCGTTAAAGGCGGCATCGCACTCAGCAACGTCATCGAAGCCAGAGGCTGCAGCGGTACGCTTAACGACCACAGTGCCCTGTGCTGCTGCGACGTTCATAACAGCGATGTTGATGTCAGATGCCAGACGCTGCTGGGCACCCTTGGCGATGTTGCCTTCCTGCAGGGCGTCGCGCAATTGCTTGGCGTCCAGAGTCCAGGGGGCGGTCTTGTTGAAGCCCAGGGTTGCAGGTACAGACAGTTGCGTCACGTCCTGGTACAGCGAGCTGATGTTGGTGCGTGGGGCACCGTCAACAGACGACATGATGTAGGGCATTGGGCGCCAGATGGTATCGTTTGCACGCTCCATCATCTGTGAGTCGGATGTGTAAACAGACACGTTACGGCTAAGGACCAGTGCGTCCTCAAAACCCTCGGTCATCTGCTCGAACGCTACGCGTTCTTCTTTGGAAAATTCGTTAGCCATGTTATTGATTCCTATAAATTAAGTTGCTTAACTACCCGCACGCTTGCTGCGCTTGTAAGCGGTGACCTTTGAATAGTCGCCGCTTTTTTCCGCTTGAGCGCGTAATCGTTCTAAGTTTGAGTCAACCGTTCCCGACTTCATGGCCTTGCCTGTGATAGTCGATTCCGGTTTCGTGCTTGCCTTCCTGTTCGTTACTTTCAACTGTGTCTCCAGCTTCGCAACAGCGAAGGCAAACTTCACGGGGTCTTTTATGGATGCAATTTCCTTAGCCTTCTTGGGGTTCTTCCCCAGGGCGTACACGACCAGCGCGGGGTTGTCAGCGCCCTGCAGGATCATACCCTGCTGGGTGTTGCTCAACTCGTCCTGCACAACTGTCTCGGCGTCTTCAAAGTCCTTGACCTTGAGCGTCTTGCGGTGTTCGCCGTAGGTGGCCAAGGTGGCGTTCCAGGCGTCTTGTTGACTACGCCGTTCTGCTTCCTGCCTTTCCTGCTGCGCTTCAACCGCTTTTTTCCGGTCAAACCAGTCGGTCAGTTGCTGCTCGTATAAATCAGAATCGTAATCAGCGGCCTCAATGGTCGGCTTCTTGCCCAGTTCTACGGTCTTTGGTTGTACCGTGCTGGAAAGTTTGGCCAGTTGGTCCTTGAGTTGCTTATTCTCCCTCTGCTGCTCTCTGTGGCTCTTGCGTAGGTCTCGGACCCACTCAGGTGCCTTTGCATCGTCCTCTGGGGGTGGCGACTCCCCCGCAATCTCAATGACAACGTCGTCCTCATCACCTTCTTCGTCTTCTGAGTCTACGTCGGCGCCCACCTCGTCGGCTTCTTCCTCATCGTCTACCTCAGTTTCTGAGTCTATTTCGGTGTCTAGTTCTTCGTCATCATCCTCAATAATTTCTGCCTGGTTATTCATTGTGACCCCAATCTACTCACCCAAAGACACGGCGGGTGGAAGCCGTTAAATGCAATAATAACACTATTGGTCAAATACACCAATATTTCGTCAATTTTGTGCTAGGGGCGTTGGTACTGTACGCCGCCAGGTTGGAACCCAAGGTATCGCTGCTCAGAATAGAAGTCAGGGTTCCTGAACCTCAACGGCTGGTTGGCCAGTTGCCCGGCCATGCCCATGTCTTGTTGTGCCGGCATAGCCTGCTGCTGCGGGTTGATTTGCTGCTGGTACTGCTGCTGCATGTACTGCTGGTACTGCATCGGGTCCATCTGCTGGCCATCTGCAGGCACCTGCTGTTGCTGCTGCTGGTATTGCTGCTGCATCTGCCGCTGGTACTCGTAAGGGTCAACCTGCTGTTGCTGTGGCGCCATTTGCTGCTGGAACTGCCCCAGCATATATTGCTGGTACTGCATTGGGTCCATCTGCTGCTGTGTTGCCGGGTTGTTCTGGGTGGCGTTGTAGTAGCCGATGTTAATCGGCGGGATGCTGCCGGCAAAGCTGTTCTGCGTTGACTGCATCATGTTGCCGAAGTTGTCGCCGCCGTACATTGCATTTCCAAACATTGTGACTCTCCTAGAATTCTATATTGGGCTGAGATCCATTAGCGCCTTGGCAAGTTCTTTTTCTCGCTCGCCCAGGTAGTCGTAGCCTTGCCTCATGGCGCCAAGTATGTAGCTGTCACCTGCCGCCTTTTTAATCGCCGGGACATAGGGCGCGATAGCGCCACCGATACCCTGCATTATTTGCTCGCCGTACTGCTGACCCTGCTCAGTCCTTGGCTGATAGTTGAAGTAGTCTTCAGTCTCGCGCCTGCCCTGGGCCATTTCTTCGGCGCTGTAGTTAACGCCTGGCACATACCTGTCGGCGGCGTATCGAGCAATGGCACCAGGTGCCGACAATAATGGCCCGGCCATAGCCGACACAACGTCAGCAGACAGGTCAGCAACCCCGGCAGTCTTCATGATGCCGCTGAGTAACTGCTGCTGCACGCTGGTCAAAAGGTCTGGTTCTGGCTGCGTTCGGATGGAGCTGGCAAAGTCCCGATTCGCTTGTTGCATCAGGTCGCCGCCAGTCGGCGCCAGCATCGCTTCCTCGTCCTCGGCGGCGGGTGGCATCCTGACGCCCATGCCGCCTGTATCGGCGCTGGCGGTTCCTCCTACTGTCGCTGCGGTGGCCGCGCCAACCGGCTTATACATGGATTCTGATATCTCAAAATCCTTTTTTTTACCTTTGTTCTCTATAAATCCTTGCTCTTTGTAAAACTTTTTCAGCCGGCTCAAGCTGGTCGCGCCGAAATCCGTAGTTGGCGTGAGAGCTAGAGGCTTTCCTTCTTGGTCTGCGTACTCAGTTAAGTCGCTCACTATTTGGGCGCCAATGCCGCTGCCTTGCTGATCAGGAGGGACAATCATTTTCGATATGGTTATATTGTTCCCGGCCTCATACACGTCGAGCAATACTTCAGGGTATTTGGCTTTTATGGCAGACAACGACTTCCCCGTAGCACTCAACGGCCCAGCCTGGGCTTCCTCCGGTGTAATGGTGCCTGCTGCGATGGCTGCGGCAATCGGGACGCTGACGCCGTACTTTTTGGTAATGTCAATCAGCTTGTCGTCGAACACAACGTAGTTGAATGATTGTTTGTCGGGTGATTTGTGCCGGGTAGATGCGTCAGCGTATTGGACGCCCTTGATGCCTGCATCCTTGAGCATTTGGGCCGCGTCTTCAGCGCCATCCTCTTCAAGGTATCGAACAAGGTCCATCCCGTATGCGTTATCGCGGCGACGCGCTGCAGCATTGATCGCGCCTTCTTCTGCGTACTGATACCAGTCTGTCTTCTTCAACGCGTTCATTACGCTTTCGGACTGCTCATCAAGTGGCAAATCCCAGTCGATGAACTCATCCGGTGTGGCGTCAATGTTGACCTCGTACATTGAGCCTTTGCTGGTGGTCGTTATGCGCCCTGAGTCAACCAGTGACTTGATGCGATCAGCTACTTCAGGAAGATCATTATCTGCCGCTGCTCGCATTGCTTGGTCAGCGTCTCCGTACACGCTCAAAAAACCCACGGCGTTATTGTATTCTTGGTCTTTTATAGCCAACTCACGGGATTTTGGAGACAGCAAATCTTCTCCGTCTATTTTTACTCTGCTACCTGTACCCGCTTTTCGGTAACCTTCTGCCGTCTTTTCTCTTTCGGCAAAGTACAGTCCGCGTCCATACGCCTGGGCACCCTCGCCTGTCCCGATCTGGGACGTGCTGAACTCATCAAAGCTGTAAGGCGAACCGTGATACGCCCGGATTCCTTCAACGGCAGCCTCATCACCCGCATCAGCACGCTTGGCCAGCTCCGCAAGCGCCCTTGTAAGTTTAGACATTACTGGCCACCCTGCGCGATGCGGATCAGCTCCTCGGTTGACATGCTCGCCATGTCAGGTTCGCGCTGCGGCATCTGCTGGGGTTGCTGCGGCATCTGGCCGCCCATCATGCTGCTCATCTCACGGACTTGCTCTGCGGCCTTGATCATGCGCCCCTGGTCCTCTGTCTTGATCTTGCTCAAGGTTTCCATCGTGTTGGCCTCGGTCTCTGACGCCTTGGCAACAGACAGCAGGGTATCCGCCTTGGTCTTCTCGGCCTTGGCTGTCTCGTTCAGCGCGGCTGCCTTCAGGTACTCGGCATTGGCGTCTGGCTGTGCGTTCTGTGCAGCTTCGGCCAGGTCTGCGGCTTCCTGTTCTGACGGCTGGATGACGCCCATCTTGACCAGCTTGGTGCGGTAATACTTACGCACATCGCCCAAGCCCTCGCCTTCCATGTTCATCATCGCCATCGCGTTGAGGATGGCCATGTTTTCCGGGTCTTGTGTCATCTGCATCATGGCAGTCAGCGACCGCACCGTGCTGGCACGCTTGCTGGATGATGACGGGCCAACGTCAACGGACAGGTCGAACTTGGCATCGCGCAGGTCGTTCTCGTACTCGATCTCGCCGGTCTCTGGGTTCAGCATTGGCTTGCCCAGCTCAACCTGGCCGGCCTCATACTCGCTGTTGAGCGTCTTCATCTTGCGCCCGCTCTCGACCAGGATGTCCTTGGCCATTGACAGCCAGACCTCGCCTGATCGCTTGATGGCCTTGCTCATGTTGCTCATGTAGATGAACGCCTGCATGTCCAGCCTGGACTGCACCAGCTCGATGGCTTTGCCGCTGACGTTGGGCTGTATCTGCTCACCGGCGTCCTGGCGCCCAAGCAACTCCTGCATGTCCATGTCGGTGATCTGCAGCAGCGCCGCCATTGCAGGCGGGATCTGTGGCGACTTGGTGTAACCAATCGGGCCGGACGCCATAGCGGCGCCGGTCGCGTCGGTGATCGGGTTGACCAGCAGGTAAGGGTAATCCTTCAGATTATCCTCGGCCCACATTATCTCATAGCCTGCCACCTGCTCGGGTAGCATGATGGGTTTCTCGACCGTGGACAGGGCGCTGATCTCGGCCAGCTTGGATAGCTGCATGTTCTTCAGGCGCTGCACGTCCTTGGCTAGGCGCACATGGCCCATGCACCGCTCGACGTTGTCAACAAACCACCGCTTGCCGTAGACCATAACGATGGGGATGCACTGCCCGGCGATGTAGCCGCAATCCTCTAGGATCGCGCCGCCAGACATGATGTACTTGTGGACTTTCTTTTTCTTGGTTTTTTTCTCGCCCGTCTTGCGAGTGCCGATAGCCATCAGCGTATCTTCGAGCATCTCATCGTTCTCGAAGTCGGCGTCGGTGTACCGCTCCTCCTCGCCTTCTAGGGTGGTGTAGATGTGGACCGTGTGCCGTACTTCCTCGACCTTGTACAGCTCGGCGACATAGACCACGTCGCCAGCGCACCAGTCGAACTCGGTCATGGTAATGTCTTTGGGCCACGATGCCGGTGAGTCACCCCAGGTCTCCTCGTACTCTGACTCGGTCATGCTGGTCAGCACATAGCACCGCTTGGCGTCTGACTTGTCCTGGCGCTTGGCGCCCAGGTCGAAAAACACCGTGCTGTCGGCGTCGTAGATCGGCTCGATGCTGACACGCTGACGGTCATCGTCATCGTCTTCGTCGTCCTCGTAAACTGCACGCAGGCGCCAGGCACCTATGCCACCGCCAACAGCCTCCTCGAAAGCGTTGTCGTATGCCTCGTCGGCGCTGCTAAACTCCTCGTCGGATCGGTATAGCCCGTCGCAGGTATCCGCCAGCTTGTCGTTCTCAGCGCCTTCCTTCGGGATGAAGTCAACCGTGATGCGGTTGTTGCGGTACTCGTTGATGATCCGCATGACGCTGAGGTGGACCTTGTTAATCTCCATCTTAGGGCGGTTGGCGAACTGCTCATCAAGCGGGCCTTCCCACTGGGCGCCGGCAATAGAATAGAACCGGCGATCCTCCAAGCACTGCATTCGCTCATCGCGCACGGCGGACTGGATGTCGTCAAACTCGGTCAGCGCATCGGCGTGAACTGCCTGCAGGCGTTGTTCTTTAGATTGTCGTGCCATTGGGAATCCTCTCGATTGGCAGCATTATCTCATCATCTACCAGCGATTGACAGTAGGCACTGGTCGTGCTTGCGGTTTCGCAACTGCGGCACCTCGGCGTACAGCCTCGACAGCATAGCGCAAGGCGTCTATGACGTGGTTGTTCTTGTCGCTAAGTATCGGCAGCACCGCGTCTGTCAACGGGTTTGTCTTGTAGCTGTACAGCGTCAGCTCATCAATGACGTGCTGGCAGCTTGGATGCACCACGATGTCATAAGACTTCAGGAACTCGATGCCATCCTCGACGCTACCGGCGCCCTTGACGCTGGGCATGATCTTGGGAAAGCCGTTCTTGCGCATATGGCTGATAGTCTCTGGCCTGGATGAGTCGGCAACGATGGGCCACTTCTCCGACTGGTCCACGGTGTAGAACAGGTCGGGCGTATCCATGATCTCGCAGCCTACCTGATAAGCCTCTTGGTCGATGTACAGCGTCCTGCCCACCAGGTAGCATCGCACCAGCGCCGTTGGGTCAGCAGCATAGCCCCAGTCGGCGCCAAACCGGAACATGGCATCAGCCGGTGTGTCGAACTCCTCGACGCGCCAGTTGTTGAACACGCGTGACTGGCTATTCTTGACGTAACCGCCAAGCCAGACGTGACCATACTTGTCGGGATCTCGGTCTCGGTCGTACTCCATCTCAGCCCGCAGCACGTCGGGGAACCACGGGTTGCTGCTGAAGTTGACCTCCTGCACGATGGCGCCGTCAGGCGGGTTAGGTCCACGCAACAGCATGTCGATTGGATCAGTCGGCAGGTGCGGGTTCCAAGTGAACCACAGCTCTGAGCCTGGCTTGCGTATCGTTGGCCTCAGCAGGTCCAGGCTGCGCTGCGATAGGCTACTGGCCTCCTCCGACCAGCAGCAGTCAAAGCCTTCCAAAGACTTAATCGACTCGCCAGTGTGGTTCTGCATACCGGCGAAGATAATCACACCTGGGCCACGCGTAGATTTGATCTGGGTCTCCTGCACCTCGAAATAAGAGCCAACGCCCATTGCTTTGATCTTGTCTTCCAGCAGGCGCTTGACGGACATCTTGATGGACTTCTGGACTTCCCGGACACAGACCGTGTTCTTTGCCGGGTTCATGACGTGTTCTTCAATGACCATCTCGCCAAAGCCCCAACTCTTGCCAGAACCCCTTCCTCCATGTGCCGCCTTGTACCGAGCAGGTTGCAGCAGCGGCACCATCCACTTAGGCGTAAGTATCTCCAGGTTGCTGGCTGGTTTCACTCAACAACCTTGCGGGTGATCTGCTGAATCATCAGCGGGTTATCCGCATCGCCAGCGACCTGTAGCTTGTCGCCGTACTGCTTCGAGGCCAGCTTCGATAGCAGCCACTTGCGGCTGTCGATCTGCAAGCGCTGCTTCTGCACGGCGCCAGAATCTGTCGCGCCGCTATCTGTCGAGCCAACGGGTTCATCGGCTATGGACATGATCTCATCGGCCCAGTAAGCGTGCAAAGCATCGCGTGCTTTTGCGTAATGTTCATTTAGAATTGGGTCTTCGTTCGTCCACAGCAAAAACGTGGTTGGAATAATGCCTTGCGCTGCGCACGACTTGCGAAGCGACAACCCTTCGTGCATACCGTCAAGGACTGCCTTGCCGACTACTTTCCGGTCATACTTCTTAGCTCGTACTTGTTTTGGTTTCGCAACCATATCATTTCCTCCTGCCGTCATCGGCGCCAGGTTAGTTTAGCAGTAGGGCAATGCCCAGCACAACGAGATCAAAAAACAACCAGCAAAACTGCTGAGACCAAAGCCACTGAGACCAACGCCAACACCAAACTCATATATAAATAATATTTTTTATTTAACACTATTTGCACAATTTACCCTTTTATTTATTTTTATATAATTTACAACATTCTATCTATTATTTGGTCTCTTGGTCTAAAAGAAGAATATATATATATAAAACAAAGAGTTATTGTGAGACCAGGGGTGAGACCAATTTGCCGATGAGACCATCTTTACGGTCTCATCAAGCAATCGCCAATCAAAATTAAAACGGAATATAATCTGGGTCAGTGTGAACCTCAGCAATTTTTTGCTTGGCAGTCGCTATGGTCTCCGGCGACTTGTACCAAAACGAGTGTTTGTTTCGCTTTGCACTGCCTGTTTTTTCCGGGATATTTAGCCGGTTACTGCGTCCGCAAAAGGTATACCCAAGCTCCACCATGCTTTTCCGCAGCGCGTTTGTCTGCGGAAAATCACCACCCTCAAGCATCACCAACTTGGCCAAGTACGTTACGTCAACCAGGTGGTCGTTGATGATGTCGCAACCGTGTTCGATGATCGCGTCCTCCACACACTGGTGGTCGTCGGTCACAGCCAGGTCTTGCATCTGCACCTTGGCGTTGGTCATCGGCGCCTTGCCCTGCGCATCAAACCCTGCGCTCAGTACCCTGGTGCAAAGGTAATACGCCAGCGCGTCAGCCCGCCTGCTGCTCTCAGCAAACAGCCTAGTGAAGTAGGCTGCGTCTTCCGCCCCCTCGCCAAACGCCTCCGCCATCTGCGCCTTGTCCTGCAGCGCAGCAAACAGCACCGCATAACGCCTGTCGCCACTGTCCACTGGTATCGCGTCCTTGTGGTTGGTTAGCATCAGGTAACTGGTAAAGTTCGGCACGGTCACCGCATCGCGGCCCTTAGCCTCAATGGACACGGTGTTGTTGGCGATAAATGATTTGAGCCTGTCGATCACCGCGTACTTGCTGTCGCCTGATATGCGTATCTCCTCAATAATCGCCAACCTGGCCCCAGCAGCCCAGCCGGTAAAGCGCCCCATGATGTCAGACACTGACACTTGCCGGGCGTTGGTGCCGAGACAAGACTGCATCACGGTCGAGTAGTATGACTTGCCGCAACCCTGAGCACCCTGCAGGCACACCGACCAGTTGACGTGCTTGCCTGGGTTCTGAACGATGTAAGCAAGCCAGTCCAATAAAATGTCACGCTCTGCGGCATCCGGCAACAGCAACGCGGTGTGCGCCAGGAACATATCAACAACGGCCTGACCGTCCGCGTCCAGCGCCTTGCATGGACCCACGCCAGACTCCCGGTAACTGTTAAGCATGGCCCTGCCCTCGTAATCAAACAGCGTCTGCGCCCCAGGCCAGTACATATTATCGACCACCGACACAAAGTCTGGCGACTCCGACACCAGCACCGACGCCTGGCGACCGTCCAGCAAGACAGCCTGTTCGTTGGCAAACTTTGTATTAAAAGCCTCTCGCTTGATGCTGTAGCCCAGACCCGTGTGGTGAAAGACGCACGGCACCTCAACGTAAACCCAGTCCTGAGCAAAGCCCAGCTCGCCGCTGCTGCTGCTGCTGCGCTTGGCCGGGGTCAGCGACTTGCGAACATCGACTTTGCCTATGCCGACCGACCTTGGCCAACCCTTGTGCAGCGCCTCGACCAGCATTGAGCGGTCAACGTCTGCCAGCAGGTTGCTTGGCATAGCCTTGACGCGATCAGCCAGGGCTTGGTAGCCACTGCGGTCGGTCACAGCAGCAGCCTCCTGCAGCAACGCGTCAAGAGGCGTGGCACCAGTGTCATCTGTCGTGGCGACTGTGCCCAGGCCGCCCGAGCCCTTTACCTGATAGATTACCGAGGCAAAAGTAACCGACCGGGATGACCGGCCAAACGACTTCCACCGACGCGATAAGTCCTCACTATCGTACTTGGGCGAACGCTTAGACCAACCGTGCCAGATCTCAAGACCCCTGTCGGATCCCACGAACTGGTGGTTGAGCGCGGCACCAACCCGCAGCCAGTCATCGTACTCGAGTCCCGCCGCCGGGTACGCCTTCAGATACTCTATGACCTGTGCCTCGGTCAGGTCCAGCGGGTGCGCGGCCAGCGCGGCCTCAAGGTCATCCGGCGCCGTGTGCTTGGGTGGTGCGATGCTCACCACGTTGTTAAAGTAGTCGCCGACCTGCAGCGGCTTACCTTCAACGCAAAGCGACCACGCCTTGCTCACGTCCGGGCAGGTTGGCATGTACATAAACTGGTTGGCCTTATAGCTACACACATCGAACGGGATATCAATCGCGTCCCCGACCAGCTTTGCCAGGTCCCGGTACTCTGCCGCTGACACGCCACGTGACAAAGGTATCACGATGCGCAGCCGTGGCGCGTCAGGCGCGTGGTTGTAGGTTGAGTACGCAGCCACAGCGGCGTCGATGTTCATCCGCAGCGCCAGCTCAACGTCATCCAACGTCATGCCAATGGCGTCGGCGTCGAAGGTCAGCAACGTGCGCTCAACTAAATTTTCCTCACGGCGTTCATGCCCATCGAAATGGCCCCCGACAAAAAACTTACCACCCTTGGCATCAGCCTGCTGGTGCCGGGTCAATACACCGGCCAGTTTGTCCCATTGCACGCTGCGATTATCAACGCGCCCCATATCGTTCTCACCAACTGCAATCTTGACCATCATTTCATCCTTCCTTTTTAGTTTCTGCTTGTTCGACCAAACTCAACGCCCTGATCCAACCCTGGGTGTCCGATTCAACCTGCAGCGCCCGCCGCGCCGACATGTACCCCTTCGTACACCACTGGCTGACCTGGGACTGAGTAACGCCGAGCGCGTCGGCCATCCCCTTTTGGCTACCGTAATGCTTAACTGCTAATTTAATTGCGCTCACCTGTTGCGTTACCCTGTTAACTAATAGTAAAGTCGCATCCTAACTCAAATGAAAGGAAAAACAAATGCTAGAACTAGAAATTAAAAAGCTCACCATCGCCATTACCCGGCTCGCTGATCTGATGGAAGCCGGCACGGCGCCTACTGAGACCTGGGATGGTCCGGTAGTTGACCAGGCGCCAGCGGTAACGCCAGCACCCGCACCGGTTGACCTTGTTGCCATGAGGCAACAGGCGCAGGACACCTGCCTTGAAACGGTTCGGGCTAACCGTGACAACAAGGCTACCATTGGCAATTGGCTCGCAGAGCACGATGCCAAGACCATCAAACAACTGGATGACGAACACTTACCGGCGTTCATCGCCTTTTTGGAGTGGCTTATCAAATGAGTAAAGTTGAAATACTAGTTCACCTTACCTGTGCGGCACTGACAGGTCTGCTGGCCGCTGACCCCGAAAGACACATGAGTGACGACCGCCTTGCTGAAGACGCGATAGACGCTGCTGATAAAACATATCGTGAACTAATAGATCGTTCTAAGAAGGGGCATATATGACCGCGCACGCCAAATTATCTGCCAGTAACAGCGCCATGTGGTTTGCCTGCCCTGGCAGCATCAAGGCCATCGACGGCCTGCCCGACACCAGCAGCGTGTTTGCTGATGAGGGTAGCGCGGCCCACGAGCTGGGCGAGATCTGCCTGACCACCGGCGCCGCTGCGTCAGAGTGGGTAGGCAAGCCGCTGATCGAGTGGTCGGCTTGGACCGTCACCGCCGAGATGGCCGACTACGTCCAGCAGTATGTGGACTACGTCAAGTCGCTGGGCGGCGAGCAAGCGTATGAGATCCGCTGTGACTTTAGCGAGTGGGTGCCAGAAGGTTTTGGCACCAGTGACGCTATAGTGTACGTCGCCGACACCAAGACTCTGCACGTCGTTGACCTTAAGTACGGCCAGGGCGTCAAGGTCTACGCCGACAACAACGCCCAGGGCATTCTGTACGCGCTGGGTGTCTACGACGCCATGACGCTGTCACATGAGATCGAGCGGGTGGTCATCACCATCGTGCAGCCCAGGCTGGATCACATTGATGAGTGGGTGATCAGCGTCGATGACCTGCTGACCTGGGGCGAGCGCCTGGCGCAGGCAGCAGAGCTGGCCTTGTCAGATGACGCGCCACGCGTCCCAGGTGACAAGCAGTGCCAGTGGTGCAAAGCCAAGCCTACCTGCCCCGCCCTGCTGAAGTTGACAGAGCAGACCCTGTCTGCTGACTTTGATGACCTGGACCTGATCGCGACCGACAGGCTTACCGACGCGCAGATGGCGCAGGCGCTGGGCCACCGCAAACTTATCCTGTCCTGGCTCGACGCCATCGAGGCCGAGGTGATCGGTCGCCTGACATCTGGCGGCTCGTTCCCTGGCTACAAGATGGTGGCTGGCAGGTCGTCACGCGACTGGGCTGATGATGAGAAGGTCATCGCCAACCAACTAGTCGGCAGCTTTGGCGCCGACCGCGAGGACCTGTACACGCAGCGGTTTATTACGCCGGCGGCTGCCGAGAAGCTGGTGGGCAAGAAGGCAGCCAAGGATCTGGGTGCGCTGATGCGTAAGTCGGAAGGCCGGCCTACGCTGGTGCCTGAGTCCGACAAGCGCCCAGCGGTGACGGTAAGCGCGGCAGACTTTGATGACATTGAGGGGAGCGAGACACATGATTGATAAGTGTTCGTGCGGCGCTACATGCGCCCAGGTGGAAGCGTTGCAGGCTGAAATTGACCGGTTGAAGGCTGAGAACTGGCACCTGAAGCATCAAATGTTTTTATTAATTGGGGAGCAAGGCAATGAAGATTAGCACAAGATGGATCGACGAGAAACGGCTGTTAGAAATAAACGTAGAGAATTTCTGCACAAGCAGCGATGAACTGATCACAAGCAAGCAGGAAGCAGAATGGTTGATCAGCAATTTAGAATCGGTGATTAATGATCTGAAAGAGTACGCTAAGGAGAATAAGTAAATGAACGAAACAATAAAAAAACTGGGCGCATGCGAAGAGGGCCTAGACTGGCTTGGGGACAAGCCACTAGATGCCGCATGGGCAGAGTGCCACCGTGGTGACTGGATGCTGTGGGTGGCAGATAAAGTTGGTGTTGACATAAAGACACTGACCTTGGCAAAAGTTAGGTGTGCAAGGCTGGTCCAGCACCTAATGAAAAATCAGCGTAGTTTAGATGTTCTGGTAATCGCTGAGGCTTTTGCAGGAGGAAAAGCAACAGCAGCGCAGTTAGAGGCTGCTTATGCTGCTGCTGCTGCTGCTGCTGATGCTGCTGCTGCTGATGCTGCTTATGCTGCTGCTGATGCTGCTTCTTATGCTGCACGAAATAAAACACAACATCAGTGCGCAGAGATATGCCGGGATACCATACCGCTGCACGATGTCTTGAGGCTGATAAAGGAGCAAGGCGAATGAAAAGACCAGTGCATGGATTTAAGCGCGTTGCGAATAACTTATCAGCTCAATACGTCTGCACCTGCGGCACGGATGATTGCTGGCAGGCAGACGAGGATTGGGGCGATTGGGCGGAGGCTGAGATAGCAGTTCTGAGTGCTGACAATGAAAGGTTAAGATCTTATATAAAAACATTAAAGGGTAATGGTAGTAAATAATTAGCTATTTAGGGAGTCTGAATACCCATTTAACATAGAAAACAAACTTGGAGTTACGAATGACTGAGTTACTGAGCATGGAACAGGCAATGGCCGAGATCGCCAGGCTGACGGACAAGGCTGCAAAGCTGGACAGGTTGTGCGCCGAGCTTTGGTGCAAAAACGACAAACTTACCAAAGAATGTGCAGATTTGACCAATCTCAACGTTATCCACGTTAGACAGTTAAAACGCAAAGACGGATATCTTGCGAAGTACCACGATAGCTGGGAGGTCGCTGCCACGTTGCTTAACGCAACAACCGAGCACGCGGGCAAAACGCAAAAGGAATGCGTTGATTTAATTTACCAAACCACAAGGGTTGCACCAGGTGTGGAATTAAGTTAGAGTTACACCCGTCGAGTTTATCGGCATTAAATTAAACTTAAAAAGGAAACAAAAAATGAGCAAAATCAAATTGAACAACGTCCGTCTGTCATTCCCCAGCTTGTTTCAGAAGGCCACGTTCGAGGGCAAAGAGACTAAATTTGAGGCCACCCTGCTGCTCGACAAGGATGCCCACGCTGAAAGCATTGCTGAAATTCAAGCGGCCATCAAACTGGCCATAAAGGAAAAACTGGGTGGTGCCAAGGTCGGCGCTGACAAGCTGTGCATCAAAGACGGCGATGAGTCAGATTACGAAGGGTACGCTGGTAATTACAGCCTCAAAGCGGCCAATGCCAAACGCCCTTTGGTGATCGACCGCGACAAGACGCCACTGGCAGAGTCTGACAACCGCCCATACAGTGGTTGTTACGTCAACGCCATCATCGAGTTGTGGGCACAGAACAACGCCTACGGCAAAAGAATCAACGCCAACCTACTGGCCGTGCAGTTTTACAAAGACGGACAGCCCTTTGGCGATGCTAATGCTAATGCCAGCGTCAACGATTTTGACGCTTTTGACGACGAAAGCGACGACGACATTTTCGGCTAACCTCCCTTAGCCCGGTGTAACAACCGGGCTTTTTTTTTATCCGACCGGGCAACCCCCGAAGGATGCACCATGATCGTTATCGACACCGAAGTCTACAAAGACTATTTTTTGCTTGCCGCAAAGCACCTCAACAGTGGCAAGATCAAAACGTTTGAGATGTACGCCGGGCACCAGCCCGATCTGCCCGCCATCAAGAAGCTGATGCAGAACACCACGATCAGCTTTAACGGCCTCAACTTTGACCTTATCCTGATCGCCGCCCTGCTGGATGGCGCCGACTGCGCAAAGTTAAAATCAATTTGCGACACCATCATCAAAGGCAAACAGCCCGGCTGGCTGGTTGCCAAGAATCTAAAAATCAACCTGAACCGAGGCTGGGATCATATCGACCTGATAGAAGTCGCACCTGGGCGTGTGAGCTTGAAGGTTTACGGCGCCAGGCTAGGCTGCGCCACGCTACAAGACTTGCCCATTGAACCTGGTGCCAGCATATCGCCGGCCCAGCGGCAATTGCTGGTTGACTACTGCGCCAACGACCTGGCGCTGACCGAGCTGCTGTACGACCAACTGCGTCCACAGATCGCCCTGCGCGAGAAGATGGGCGACCAGTACGGCATGGACCTGCGCAGCAAGTCAGACGCGCAGATCGCCGAGACCATCATCACCAGCGAGCTAGAACGCCTGACCGAGAACGCTGTTGCCAAACCAGACACCAGCCGCACCGAGTTTAAGTATCAAAACCCCGGCATCGTTACTTTTGAAACACCAGCCCTGCAGGAGTTGCTGCAGCGCATCCTGGCGACTACGTTTACGCTGGGCGGCAACGGCGCGGTGGTTCTGCCCAAGTGGCTACGCGACAGCAAGATCCGCGTTGGCGACCGTGATTACCAGATGGGCATCGGCGGCCTGCACTCCTGCGAGAAGACACAGTACCTAGCAGCAGATAGCGACCACGTCTTGTGCGATCTGGATGTCGCCAGTTATTACCCCAACATTATCCTGCAGCAGGCACTGGCGCCAGAGTCACTTGGCAAGCCGTTTCTCGATGTCTACCAGGGCATCGTCAACCGCCGCATGGCGGCAAAGCGTGCAGGCGATGAGGTCACCGCGTACACGCTTAAGATCGCCGTAAACGGCTCATTCGGCAAGCTGGGCAGCGTCTACTCAAAACTGTACGCGCCTGAGCTTTTGATACAGACCACCATTACCGGCCAGATGTGCCTGCTGATGCTGATCGAGCGTATGTCTGCCGCCGGGATTGACATTCGCAGCGCCAACACCGACGGCATCGTGTGCTACTACCATCCAAGCCTGGCTGGTAAGATAGACGAAGTATCGTTTGACTGGATGATGGACACCAGCTACGCACTGGAGCGCACTGACTATGTGGCACTGGCATCGCGAGACGTTAACAATTATGTGGCGGTCAAGCCTGACGGCAGCACCAAGGGTAAGGGGCTGTTTGCTGATACAGGCATCGCCAAAAACCCGGACATGAGCATCATAGCCACGGCTGTCGCCAAGCGCATCGCGCACGGCACGGACATCGGAGACACGATCAGGGGCTGCTTGGACCCGTTGCAGTTTGTCAGCGTGCGCAAGGTAACCGGCGGCGCCATGTGGCGCAACGAGCCTTTAGGAAAGGCTGTGCGGTTCTACTGGTCGCGGGAAGGTGACGCTATCCAGTACGCGACCAACGGCAACCTGGTGCCTAAGTCATCGGGTGCCAGACCCTTGATGGTCCTGTCCGACTTTGACCGGGCCGACGTTGATGAGTGGCGATACATCGCCGAAGCAAACAAACTTTTTAAAGACGTGGGAGCGTAAGATGAGCAAGCAGAAAATCAAAGACCAGCAGTCAGCAGAACTGCAAAAGAAAGTAGACGCCTTTTTAGCAGCCGGAGGTAAGATCCAAGTGATTCCACACACACTGTCCGTCATGCACCTGCATAGCGGCGACTGGAACCAAGACCTGATGTCACGCTTGCAGACGCAAAAGAGGCTGGATAATGTCAACAATCCTTGAGCGGACCGTTGAAGCCGCACTGGTCAAGCGCGTTAAGGCGCTTGGCGGCACCTGCGAGAAGTTTACCAGCCCGGGGCGCAGGTCTGTGCCCGACAGGATCATCACGCTGCCGGGTGGCAGGGTGGTCTTCGTTGAATGCAAAGCACCTGGCAAACGACCGACAGCAAAGCAGTACCTTGACCACGTCCGGCGCCGAGACCTTGGCTGTGACGTAAGAGTTATCGACACAGTGGAGATGGCAAATGCGTTTGACTGATTTACGACAAAAGTGGTACTTGCTGCCAGAGCGATTAAAAACCGTTTCTGTCAGCTTTAGCGTCGGTTTAGCCTGGGCGATTACGGTGGCAATTTGCATCGACTGAGTTGTAGGTTAGACCGTTGCGCACATGCGTACAAAAAAGGATTAAGATTATGATTGACCCGAAACTGCTCGACTACTGCGCCACAGATCGCCAGCGCGAGATCATCCAGGCTGTGCTTGACCACGGTAGCGCAAATAAAGCGGCAAAGGCTATGGGAAAAAATCGCAGATGGATTGATGAGACCGTGCTACGTGTAAAAGGCCATGCAGCCAGGCAAGGTTGGGGGCCAGAGTATGACCTGACTCACCAGATCGCGCCAGGTCAGATTCTGCGCGGTGCCAGCACGTTGTACGGCGCTGACGGACAAGTCAAAGTGCAGTGGGTCAAAACTCAGGCGGACAAAGAAGCGCAGTTGCAGATGCTGCGAGATGCTGTATCGGCCATTGCTGACGACATCAAGCCAGTGGTGCCAGTCGCAGCGCCGACGATCAATAACGCGGATTTGATGGTAGTTGTTCCCCAGGGAGACCCGCATCTCGGGATGTATGCCTGGGCCGAGGAATCAGGACATGACTTTGACGTTGACATTGCCAGAGCAGATTTATGCGGCGCTATGCAATACCTGTCCGACAACAGCCCGGCGGCTGAGACGTGTATGATCCTTAACCTTGGCGACTTCTTCCATGCGGACAATGCTTTGTCACGCACGAAGTCAGGCAACGTACTTGACACCGACACGCGCTGGTCACGGGTGATGCAGCTTGGCATCCTGACAATGGTGGACTGTATCGACATTGCCCGCAAAAAGCATAGCAAAGTGATCGTTCACAACCTGATCGGCAATCACGATGAACACAGCAGTCAGATGCTTGCGCTGTGCTTGCAGGCCTGGTTTCGCAACGAGCATCGCGTTGAGATTCGGCCGACGATTGCCAAGCACACATACGAGCGTTTCGGCAGCAACCTCATCGGTATGACGCACGGTGACACCATCAAGCGAGGCGGGGTTGGGCTTGACAGTCTGATGGCAGCAGACCGGGCAAAAGACTGGGGCGAGACTACTCAGCGATACTGGTATACAGGTCACATACATACGACCAACAAAGCCGAGCTTTCTGGCGGCGTTATCTGGGAGAGCTTTCGCAACCTGGCTCCCAACGACTCTTGGCACCAGGGTCAAGGCTACCGCTCAGGGCGCAACATGACGTCGATTGTGCTGCACAAGGACCACGGCGAGGTTGCCAGAGCGACCTGTGATATTTCAATTGTCAGGGGTAAAACATGAGCGCATTAGACAAGCAAGTTGGCGGTTCGCATTACAAGGACATGGCCATTCAGCCCATCGAGTACATCCACAAAAACGGCCTTGGCTTCTGCGAAGGCAACATCGTTAAGTACATCACCCGATGGAAGACCAAAAACGGCATTGAAGATCTGAAAAAGGTCATCCATTACGCCGAGTTGCTCATCCAGATGGAGCAAGAAAAGCAACAGTCGCAACCGGAAAAGACGCGTACTTCTGAGTACGTTGATCCTTACGATGTGGTACCGTAACCAATTACGGCACCATAAGCTAACTGGTTGATTATCAAGGAATATCATGCCCGTACTATCACGCTTGGATTTGCACAATTACCAAAAAAGAGCCGTGCAATACATAAAAGACAAGCGCCGCTGCGGATTATTCCTTGATCTAGGTATGGGCAAGACCTCCAGCACGCTCACTGCTGTCAGCGACCTGCTGGATGAGTTCCTGGCGCACAAGGTGCTGGTCGTTGCCCCGCTGCGCGTCGCGTTAAGCGTGTGGCATGATGAGATCCGCACCTGGGACCACCTGCGGCACCTGAGCATCACCAGCGTGCTGGGCACTGAGCGTCAGCGGCTGGCGGCGTTGCAGCGGGTGACAGACATCTACACCATCAACCGCGAGAACCTTCCCTGGCTGGTAACGCACTACGGTAAGAAGTGGCCGTTCGATGTCATCATTATTGACGAGTCCAGCAGCTTTAAGAGCGCCAGCAGCCAACGCTTTAAGGCGCTGAAGAAGGTGGCGCCAGAGTGTCAGTACATGATCTTGTTGACCGGCACCCCGGCGCCCAACAGCCTGCTGGACATCTGGTCGCAGATGTATCTTATCGACTTTGGTGCCACGCTGGGGCGGACCATGTCGGGATACAAGCAACGCTTTTTTGAACAGCAAGGATATGGCGGGTACACGATGACAATCCGCCCAGGCGCTGCTGAGACCATCCACAAGCTGATCGAGCCGCTGGCTATGTCAATGGCCGCAGCGGACTACCTGGACCTGCCTGACAGGCTGGACATCATGCACCGCGTTACACTGCCAGAAAAGTCGCAGCAAGCGTACCTGGCTTTCGAGCGTGATCTGCTGATCGAGTTTGCCAGCGGCGAGGACATCGAGGCAGCAAGTGCAGCAGTGCTGGCCGGCAAGCTGCTGCAGTGGTGCAACGGCTCAATCTATACCGACGAGCACGGCAGCTACATAGAGCTGCACAAGGCAAAGCTGGAAGCACTGAGCGAGATCCGTGAGGACAATAGCGGCGAGACCATGCTGGTGGCGTATGCGTACAAGGCCGACCTTGAGCGACTTAAGGCGCGGTTTCCAGACGCTGTTGTGCTGGACAAAGACCCCGAGACCATCGCCCGCTGGAACCGCGGTGAGATATCCATGCTGCTGGCGCACCCTGCCAGCGCCGGGCATGGCCTCAACCTGCAGCACGGCGGCTCGCTGATCGTGTGGTTCGGCCTGTGCTGGTCGCTGGAATACTACCAGCAGTTTAATGCCCGGCTCCATCGCCAGGGACAGCAGTGCGCTGTGCGGATACTGCACCTAGTGGCTGACGGCTGTTTGGATGAGCGAGTGCTGCTGGTGCTGGCTGATAAGGACGCGACACAACAAAAACTACTGCTGGCGCTGAAGGCAAAGTGCCATACCGGAGGAGCAAATGACATACGAATTTAATGCCGATCAAATAGAGTGGTTGCACGACCTCGAAACGACAACCGAACCGCAGATCACTGGCTCGTTGTGGTCACCCGTTGGCTGGTGCTGCTTGGGCAGGGCGTGTGCTGCGCTAAGCGTGCCGTTCGAGCGAGTAGGTACTAAGCGGCGATACGAGGGTGCCACTTACGGGCTACCCGCTTCTGTTGTCACCAGGCTGCGGCTGAGGAGCGATATTGGCGATATTACATATGGCGTCGCGGTCAAAGATAGCGTTGATTTGTGCGAAGATCTAGCGTCCCTGAATGATTACGCAGGCTGGACGTTCCGCGAAATAGCCAAGTTTATCCGCGAAAACCCCGACAAGGTGTTTGAATCATGAAAAATGTTTTTTCACTTGGCGCGACTTAACTACCGTTCGTCGGAAAGTAAAATAATTACCGGAAAGGTGTTGTACCTTACCGGAAAGACTGTATACTGATCCCGTACACAACGAAACGGAGAGAAAAATGGCATCATCATACGACGATATGAAAGAATGGCTTGCAACACTGGGCTTTGATTGCAGCAAGTTGACAGACGACCAGATGGATTAGGTTGGCATGGCCGCCGAAAACGCAGGCTTGGACTGGGACTGGGCAACTGCCGATGATGAAGATTGTGAAGACCGCGCAAGCCGAATCATTCAAGCCAAAGATCAGGTTGAATGCTCAGGGTGTTTGTCAGAAGACGAAATGATCGCCAACGCTGTAGGCGCTACTTTTGATGACTTAGGTATTCGACGATAAATCAACCAGGGGCAGCAATGCCCCGACAATTAAAAGGAAAATAAAATGAAAACCAGAGAATTTGAAGGCAAATCTATCGAAGACATTATCGCCAAGATCGAAGCAGAAGGCGAAGTCTTCAGCTTCGCAGCGTTCAAGCGCAGCGACGGGGTCTGGCGCGTGGTGGCTGAGTGGTTTGAGGTTGTTCCGCTGCACTAGCGGGTATCGTCAACCATCAAAGCCCCCTCACGAATTACCAGCGGCATTGTCTTGATGCCGCTGGTGATCCTGTAAAATTCGGCAACGGCGTTTGCTGAGTTAGTTACACCATCCAAATGGGCAAAAACACCCCGCCCAAAACCAATACACCCCTCAACATCATGCGCGTAGTTTGCGGTATGGATCAGGATGTGGGTTCGTCCCGGTACGTCAGCGACCTCCCATGTGTCTGGCCCAAAGCGTGGCGAGTTGACCCGGACCATCGTGTACTCGCCAACCGGGATGCATGACACGCTGAACGCGTTATCGAGCCAGGGGCGCTCAATGGTCCACCAGGACAGGTCGTTGTAGCTGGCGCGACCCAGGGTGCGATTGTTGAAATTGGCGAAGCGAATAATTTCAAGCGTCATGATTTTGCCACGCCCTTGCCTTTCTCCCAGGTTCGCAAACCGCCCAGGCCCAGCATACCAATCAAAATTGGCGTCAGTTGACTGGAGTCCAGAATCGGAAACTCCGGCGGCGTATCCATTGCGATGACCGCAACGAAGCGCATAAGTGGCGACAGCACGAACTGATACGCCAAAGAAGCCACACACACCCAGCCGACAGCAGGACGCCAACCGCCAATAAATAGACTGCTGCTTGCCGCTTCAACCTTGTTGATTTCGAGCTGTCCCAGTCTGGCTTGGATCTCACCGGCCATCTCCTGCGTCTGTGCCTCGGCCATCAGCTTGGCGGCCAGGTCTTTGTCTTTGACGAACTTACCGATAAAAGTATCCAGCAAGCCCAGGCCGGCGGTTACCGGGTCTAGGCTCATGCTTCACCTTCACTTGCGGCCACGGTCAGTATGGCCTTGGCATCGCCGGACATGTTGTAGCCGGCCAGGCCAAACAAGCCGATCAGGATGATGATGATGGGCGCCATGATCCAGCGCAGGTTCGGTGAGTCGATAAGGCTGCCGGCGCCAGTGATGGGCGCATGTCCCAGCTTGGCAACGGTCGTTTCAAGGTCGCTGATTAGCTCAAACTGGGTGCCGCTCTGGCTCCGCAGTTGGTTGGACAGAGACTCGTTGGCTGACAGGCGGTCTGATGTGGAATCAAGTTTATTGATGACCCTGGTCAATGACGTGGTGACACTGCCAAACTTTTCATCTGACCGCGCCATGTGGACATCTTGGGCGATCTGCAGCTTGTTAAGCGCGGCCAGTATACTTGTCGAAGAGTCTTCCATTTTTTGAGACAGCGTAATAATGCGAGTTTCGTTAGCAGATAGCTTCAAATTAAATTCTCTCAGCATATTGGCTAGATCCTGGGTTCCGCGTTCAAGTGCTGCCACCTTTGTCTGCAAATCATCCGGCATCACGCGCAACTCATAAGATTAAAAGATACCTAATTTTCGCACATGTCAATGGCATACGCTACTTCTAACAGTTGCGCTTGTTGCCGGAAAGGGTGTAAGCTGTTGGATCAAACTAACAAGGAAACAACATGACCAACACGAATTACATCAAGAAACACCGCGACAAGCGTGCAGCAGATGGCCTGGTGCGCGTTGACGTATGGGTACACAACACCAATAAAATTGAGATCAAGGCACTAGCCAAGCAACTGGAGGCGCCAAAATGATGGAAGGATACTGGGAAGCCCAGCAGCAGTACGATGACCAGCACGATGACTGGGACGATGAGGATGAGATGGAGGATGACGACTATGACTAAAAAACCGATCTTCTTCTGGCTTTACGCGGTGCTGGTGGTTGTGACCATCCACCTAATCTTCGATTTGGGGCTGCTATAAATCAGGCCGCCCTAGGATGCTTTCGCCCGTGCGGCGTATGGTACGAAACTCATCGCCAAGGATCATGACGACAATGCCCTGGCGCTGGTTGCGTTCGTACTCAGCCCAACCCAACCCCACCAGGCGGTCGCAAGTGCCCTGTTGGGGTTGGGTTAACCTCACTCTGGTGCTACTGGTAGGGTGTTAGGCTCCTGCGTTTCCATCTTGCGGCGCAGCAGTTCTTCGATGGCTTTCAAAGCGTTAGCCTCATTGACGCCACGAACTTTCTCAATACCGGCTTTAAGCATCTCAAACGCGGTAGTTGTTGCGTCGCTCCTGGCTATGTCAATGCCTTTGTTCAACGCCTGCTCCATCTGACCCTTCAAACTGGTAGACGCTGTGGCACCAAACATGCGGTCTATTTCATTGGCAACAATGACCTGGTTGATAATGTTGTCTTTTATCTTAAGCCCATACTTGGCGGCGATCTGATCAGCCAAAGCCAAAGAGTCCATCAACGGGATGCGGCTGCCGTAATTACTCAACAATTTCCGCATTTCTTGCCCAAGTGCTTTATCAGCGTTGGGGCTATCCAGGTCAATCCTTTTACCCATCGCGCTTTGTAACTCATCCAGCGCACCAAGCGTTTCGCTGAACGTGGTATTGGCTTCCTTGTAGGCCGGGAATGCTTCGCCCAGCGCAGTGTTAAGGTCGCGCCGCAGCCCCTTAACAACACGCTCTGCTTGCTTAGTCAACGGATTGGCCTTGCTCTTGCCATACTGGACCTGGGTGTCGATAAACCGCTTGGCCAGGTGAACCTTGTAGGCGTCTGGCACATCAGTATTATCAAAACGAGCAAGGATTCTGTTTAGCAATGCTTGGGCGGCCCTGTCACCTTCAATGTCTGATCCGCGCAGCACTGCGACAAGGTTGCCCTCATTGTTACGGTTCAGGGTGACGCCGATATCGTTTAGCGATGTCTCGAACTTGGTCATTGCTGGTTCATATGCAACCGGCTTGCGGATCATTGTCTCTTTAGCAATCCGGTCAATCTCGGCGCCGCTTTCTTTTTTAGTATCAACAAGGAACTTAACCCGTTCATCAACGGACTGCCCGATGATATCAGTTGGGCGCCGGGTAGCTCGCAACATCTCATCGCGCTGGCCGGCTTTGTACCGTTGCACCATCTGCAGCGCCTTGGTGCGGTCTAGGTCTGTGCCGGCCTTCATCGCGGCAATAACCCCCGGTTGCCAGCCTTGCTTAATAGCTGCCTCTGCCAAATTGTCTCGGACAATACGCTCGGCGCCAGGTGGCCCCTTGACCATCACGGGTGCATTAGCAACATTGTAAGGTTGGGCCTTCGCCAGTTCCACGCTTGGCGCGTCGCGCCTAATTCCTGGTGCCTCTACCGCACGCTTGACTGCGCCGGCAACCTGCCCAACGGGAGACTCGGCCACGGCTTCTGCGCCTCGGCGTACTGCACCAGTTGCAGAGGCAGCAGCGGCACCTGTGGCAGGCGCAATCGGCCCGGCTAGGCGTGCAGCTTGCCCTGCCGCAGCCAGTTCCCCCGTTGCACCGGCCAATGGCGCCAGGTAACGGCCCGCAAACTCGCCAGCAGCCTGCGTCATCTGCTGACCCTGCTCGGTCCTTGGTTGGTAAGTATACTTGGCACCTAATTGTTCAGCGGCTTGCTTGATGCGCTGGGCTGCGTCTGCTGTACCAAACTTGCCGGACTGGATTTCTTCCGCAAGCTGGAGCAACGTGCCGCGCACTTGGCCACCCATACCTGTAGTGGAACCGGTGGCCATCGTCAGCGCAGTCTCGCCAACACCAATTGCTTGCTCACCCATCGTTGGTTCGGGTTGTAACACTGGTGGCTCAACGTACTGGCCCTCGGGCGTGACGGCTGATTCAGCAAAACCAGGGATACCCATTTCGTAATCTGGTTGCGCCAATTCTGGAGCCGCGACTTCTTCCTCATCTATAAGAAGCCCGCCAAACTTGCTGGTATTTGCGACAGCAACGCCGCCGAATTTCGATGGCATGGTTATGGCTTCCTGTATGTTTGGCCGTCTTCTTCGGTGTACAGCGACCCGGACGGCAGCGCGGCAAACTCGGCAGCAGTCGTTACCATAGGTAACACGCTACTATCCTGCCCGTCTGTAAACACGTCAGCAGGGTTAAGACCAAGCCTAGCAACGATACCCTCCATTGACTTGCGGGTCTTGGCCCCATCCTTTTCTGCAGCGGCGAGGTACTGCTTTGCAAGATTAACAAAAGTGGTTCGTTGCGGGTTCGTTAAAAATTGACCACCTTTGGCTTTTGTTAACAAGTTTTCTAGCGATGTCAACAGACCACCAGTGTCTCTGGCAACCGCAAACTCAGACTCGCGAACAGTTGAGCCAGGGTCGAGCATTTTCATGAATGAAGTGATCAACGCAACGTCGCCCAAACCTTCTTGGATTTTTGCGGATTCTTCCATTTTTTGGAAGTTAACTCGACCAGCAGTAACGTCGCCTACCCGCTTGTTGTATTCTGTACGCAAATCTTTGGATGCTGTGTATCGCTTGTCTGGATCGTAAATTATACCGGTTGGATTTTGTGCTTCAATTGTAAACAAGTTTCTTGCAGTATCCTGACTGACCCCAGCACCCTTGTAAGAATCAATAATTTTCTGTGTGGTCTTTGGATTGACGCCCATATTGGTGCCAAGCTGCATTAACTGAAAGTCTTGCTCGGCAAGTGCGCCAGGCTGCAATTGGTTTTCACGAACATTCTTGGTACGTTTCTCATAGAATGACGCGTACTGCTCTGGACCCATGTTGGCGTTCAGGAACATATCGACAGTGGTCAGTGCCGCGTCGGGGTTCATCTCAATCTGCTGCTTCAGTACCCCAAGCGAGTCTGCACCAGCAGTGTCGCCGCTGTTCTCTGCAGCCAAACGCTGCTTCTCGACAAGATCTACCGCAGCATTGACGCCGCCAGACGATAACGCAGACGATATCTGGGTGGCCTGCATCAACTTGTTTTGTTTCTGCTCGCTGTTGAGTATGTCAAAGTTGGCCTTGAGCGACTCACCTAGTTGGGGGTATGCCAACATGACCGACTGCAGTGCTTGCGGGCTTGGCTTAGGACCCAACCCGGCCAGGGCTGCTTGGAACTCTTGCTGTTTGGCTTGCGCCTTTTGATACTCAGCAACTTTCATCTGGTTTAGATCAATGTTTTGCTGACCAATTTGCTGCTGCTGTTGGGCCTGCTGTATGGCGCCGGCGTCAGAAAACCCCTGCATCGCCATCTGCAGCGGGTTCTGTCCGCTTTGAAATGCTGCGTAATCAACTGCCATGATGTTGTCCTGCGAAGTTAATAGGTGCCAGGTGAATTTGGATTAGGAACCATGCCGGGCATTGGTGTAACCGTGCTAGGCGCTGCGTTAGCAAAAGGACCATACCCCTGCATACCCATGCCGCCCAGGTAACCAACTGAGCCGGCCACGTTGCCCCATGCCTGGCCTTTTGCCAGTGCGGCTTGCGCCTGCGCGTTGCCTGCCCCAATCTGCGCGTTACCGATGTTAGATGCCATGTTCATACCTGCCGCGCCAACGCCGGCGCCAGACGCCTGGCCCATACTGGCAAGGTTCTGCGCTGCGTTGCCGCCAAAGGTCGCCATACCGCCCAGCTTCGTATACTTGTCTTCGATCATCTGAGATAGAACCGCTGGCCTGAATTGCGCCAAGGCTGCCTGGATGTTTCCGCCTCGCAGACCGCCAGTTGCTGATGCGTTCTGCAGAATGGCGTTCTCGCCCTGGCGAACTTGCTCCAAGTAGAGTGGCGACTGTTCAATGCGGTTGATTGCCTCCTGCTGTGCAGCAGGCCCAAACATTCCGTTCAGCGCCTGCTGCTCATTCAGTGCTGGTTGGGCCACCTCTGAGTAGGACGCGATCTGGCGCAACGCAGGGTTGCCGGCGTCAACGTAGGGCTTTAGAACTTGCTGCATGGCCTGAAACTGCGCACGCTGCTCTGCAATGCTGGCATCTGCCGCTGCACCTTGGGCGTCAGCAGCTTTGCCGGCAGCCTTTGATGACATTACCCCGCCAACAACGGCGCTTCCTATAATAGCTGTTGCTATTCCTGACATGATAATGCCTCAACTTTTAGCAAGGCGTTTGCCTGCCTGTAATCAACTGTTAATTCTTCGCCAGCAGACCCGCCTTGGCACCCGGCTATGTTTCGTTTTGCAATTAAGTAAATATCGCCGTTTTCGGTTTGTTTATAAATACAATTTGGCGTTGCAGCATGGTTAACGTACCTGCCAGCCGGCGTTCTTTTCCCGTTAATTCTGGCCGGCGCTATGACAGACCCAGGCGTTACCGGCCAACTTAGAAACAAACCGTTGCCGGCAATGTCAGATTTTCTTATAGATGTGGCAGCAGCCCAACCATGAGGCATGTCGATAATATCGGAAACGTCTTCTGACTGAGCTTGCACGGTTTCTGCGTCAGTATCTAGCTGGGTTAGCATTTGAGTAAAGTCTTGCCGGTCAACCTCGCAAAGCGCATTCCTAAATTTTTTTTGCGGCACATCATAATCAACCCAGGTATCGCTTTTTTCTAAATAAATAGACTCCAACTTGTCTATGTCTGTTTCGTCTGTTGCGTAAACATTTTGCCATACAACCGTTTCTAGCACATAACCCGTTTTACGCCCTGGCTCGCCAACAAATATTAAAGGCGCAGACAGCACAACCATTGCGCCATCCTTCTCCATAAGAACTTTACCAGTTATCATAATATTTAAATGTCTAAATTTTTGCCTGTGCCCGATGGCGAAGGTGCCCGCAGGCATGGTGACTTCGCGGATGTAGATGCCTGGGCCAAAATGGTGAGCGACTGGGCAGGAAGCCTGCGGCAGATTCAGCATCGCAGCTTCGACTTGCTCGATGCCTTCATGCTTTGCAATTGCTGTGGGTTTGACTAATGCTACGCTCAATATTCCATCTCCTTTTCAGGGCACAATTTGAGGAGCCGGCACTCAGTTACTCAGCTACACCACATTTTGGTCTATTTGACCACTCTTATCAAGTTATCTCTCGGCCAGACACCCGTAGCGACAACGACGCTGCCGCCGATGCCAGCACGCTAATCGCGTCGCCTGTGGCCAGGTAATGCCCGACCATTTCCGGCAAAGTGTAGGTCTCGCCAACAGCGATGACCCTGGCATCGACCAGCAGGTTGGTTGCGCTGGCAGATCCGCCAAACGCCACCAGGTTGACGGATATCGCCACGTTATCTGTCGCGTGCGTATTGGTCACGGTCGCCTTGTCAATGATCGCCTTGGCGCCCGTCGGTGCTGAGTAGAGCGTTACCTGCGATGCTGCGAGCAATACTGGCGCTATGAGTACCTTGTTGCTGACTGTCATGGGGTCACCTTAAAGTTGGATCTGCGTTAAGAATACTGAGGCAGAAGACGCTGCAGGCGAGAACGCCGTGGCAGGTATCGCGTCAAGTCGCAAGCTGGTAGTGTCTGCAGCCCACCGGACCTCAACATAATCACCAATGATGAGACTGACCTGGTACATATAAGAAATTAGCTTGGTGTCGCCGTTGGCTTTGATGGTAAAGTCGGACCCGCTGTTGGCCACGTCGGTGCCGTTAATCGCAAGCCATGCGTAAAGCGTAGACGATGAGGCGGTTGACGACGTTGCCTGCAGCTTGACGTTTATTTGGTACAGCCCTGCCTGTTCTACCGTCAGTCGCGTACTAGATACCAGGTCCACGTCATGCACCGCGCCAGTGCCGTTGAACGTGACCTCATACGCGGTATTGGCTGCTGCGGGCACCTGGTCAACGGTTGAGTAATAATTTGCGTATGCCAAACCTATGGGCACTGTCGTGCGGACCATGATCTCACCGTCAGTGGCGTCAACCACCATAACAGCGGCCACAATTATCACCGCATTGGGCGCCGTGGGCCTCACGTTGGTGTAATTGCCAGCGATGGTCGGCGACGTGTACAAAATGTCGCCCTTGGCCCAGACTTCTCCTGCGCTGGTTCCGGTGGTGTCAAAGCCTCGGACCCGACCGTACAAGGTCACCATGCCAATCTCGCCGTCTGCCAGATCCTGGGTCAATACGCCGATGAAATACTCAGAAGGCAGAGACCCGTCGGCGATGTACGGCGCACACTTGATGTAACCATTGACGCCGTCAAACCCGACCACGCTGCCGTTGGGGATAGCCGACCCAGTAAAGTTCTCAACGTGCATGTACGTTTCTTGCCCGACCTGCTGAACTACGCCGTACTGGTGACCGACGTTCAACGTGTCGTCCTGGTCGTTCCACCACACCCTTGCCCGCTTATACCCAACAGGCGCAAACCGGTCCATGTCAATTGTATCAAGCACTGGGCGCCTAACGTCAGACGCAGCAGGGACGCTTGTGAGCAGCTCCAATGCTTCAGCTATGCGCAACAAGGCTGCGCTGTTGCTTTCAGCCCTGGCCATAGCAGAGACGGTCTCGATGCCGACCTCCTCGATAAGCGCCAGCAACGTGATCAGGTCGTTCGGGATAACGTCGAACAGTTGCTCAAACGCCCGTATTGACCGTTGGTCAGGCAAAAACTTTGCAAAGTCTGCGCGGGTTGGTTTTATCGGGGTCGCCATCAGAACATCAACGGCTCAATGCGAGCCTCCAGTCGAGCGAACGAGATATGGGCGCGGCTGTCACCCTGGAAACGCTGCAGACGCCAGTTGCGCATCTTGCCTTGCCGGCGCCAGCACAGTCGCTTCTGGAAGTCCCCTGGCCCGCCAGAGGCAATGGGCGCCGCTGCAGTGTAGGCAACCCCGTCATAGGTCCACGATGTGCTGATGGTGGTGTCAGCATCAACCCTGCCAGTCAGCGCAACCAGCTCCAGGTCGTGGAACACAGCGCCCATGCCCGTGTTGTAAATGATCGCCGTGCCGAACTCCCAGCGCACGTCAGTGCCCCAGTGGGCGCCGTTGGTGTCGCTGAACGTGCCAAGCGCAGTAGACTGCGGGTCTGCAACCAGCCACTTGTTGTAGGCCCACACAAACGACCTGGCGCGGTACTGAGAGAACCCGGTAAGCGATGAGGTCAGCGTGAACCAGACCGGCGCCTGCAGTGCCTGGCTGGCTGTGGCATCGTACACAATCGTCCGGTCAGGCAGGTGGACGTACAAATACTCATGTGCCTTGTCGTTGCGGGTTTCAACCAGCGACACAGACAACTGGGCCTCGGTGTAGTCGAGCAGTAGGGTGTCGATCTCCTGGCTGCTGATCTTAACCGTCTGCGCGGAGGCTGCCATATACACACCTGGCGCCTCGTTTCGACCGGACCCTACAAACGCTAGGGCCTCCATGAACACGCAGCAAGCCTGTACGCCCACGCAGC